CAGCCAGACCGCGGCGAACGTGCTGGACATGGGCGGGCTGGCTTCGACGAACACCTCGATCGCGCTGCTGTCGTTCAGCGAGGACACCTGCCACGGGATTTTCCCGCGCGGCAAGAAGGCCGGGCTGCAGCACGTCGATATGGGCGAATGGCCGGTGCTGGACGGGAACGGCAACACCTATCAGGCGTACCGTTCTCACTTCAAATGGGAAGCCGGGCTGTTCGTGGCGGACTGGCGGTTCCAGGTGCGGGCGGCGAACATCGATGTGACCACGCTTTCGGGCGTGTCCGCGCCGAACCTGATCAACGCGCTGGACCGGATGCTGGAGCGTCCGCCGCGGCTGATGGCCTCGGCGGCCTCGACGCAGGCGGTGACGGATGCCGGCGGGGTGGTCAGCACGGGCGAGCGTTCGGTGCTGTATGCCAACCGCGTGGTGCGGACCTGGCTGCGCATTCAGATGCACAACAAGCCGAACCTGCTGCTGTCGATCGACAAGTGGGACGGCAAGCCGGTGATGAGCTATTGCGGCGTGCCGATCCGGACCGTCGATCAGCTTGTCTCGACGGAAGGGAGGGTCGTCTGATGATCACCGACGGGCAACTCATGTTCGAGCCGTTGACCGGGACGGCGATCACGGTCACGGCGAACTCGACCAACATCCTCGATCTGGGGATTGCGCGCGATCTGGGCGGCAACGCCTATCCGTCGCCGAAACTGGTGGTTTCGGTGTTGCAGGGCTTCACCAGTGCCACGGCCTCGGCGACTTTGACGGTGGCGGTGCAGGGTGCGCCGGACAACGGTTCGGGCAGTCCTGGCGGGTATCAGACGTTGCAGGCGGCGCCGGCGATGCCGCTGGGGCAGTTGCTGATCGGCACCCGCATCTGCACGTTCGAACTGGACCAGGTGACCGAGTTCCCGCTGACGCCGGTGGTGACGACGATGACCACGACGGGGGCGAGCAATTCGGCGACGGTGACCAGCGCGACCGGGCTGTCGCAGGGGATGAACGTGTTCGGTAACGCCAACGTGGTGCCGGGCACGACGATCGCCTCGATCTCGGGCACCACGGTGACGCTGTCGGCGAACGCATCCGGGTCGGGGACTCTTGTGTCAACGGCGTTCGGTGCGCCGCGGCGACCATGACGGCGGGGAAGATATGGGCCGGGATCGTGCTGGATAGCGATCAGCCGGCGCTGTATCCGGCCGGCTTCACCTGGCCGGCGAACGCTTAATTCAAATCGGGTTTTTTCAGGGTGCGGCGGGTGCGGGCGGAGTGGCCTGGCCCGCCGTATCTGTATTGGAGGGTATATGGCGATCCCACGTTACCGGGTGGCCGACAGCAAGGGCGCGTATATGGCGCTCAATCCCGAACCGCAGTTGCTGGCTTTGGGGGCGGATCACAACGCGGCGGCGGTGTATGGCATCCGCGCGCCGGTCTATCAGCTGTTCCCGCAAGGCCGGGAGGTTGAGTTTTCCGGCGTTCCGGGGCCGCATCTGGAGCCGCTGAACGACGCGGCGCGTGAGGCGATGGCGGCGTACTGGAAGGCGCATCCGGGCGCGACGCTTGACCCCACGCGGACGATGCCGCTGGGGCAGGACCCGTTGGGCGGGCGTTCGGTCGAGCAACTGGTGAGCGGGCTGCTGGAGCGGATGGACAGCCAGGCGCCGGCTGGCGTGGCGCCGGGGGCGGAGATTGCCGCGCTGCTGGCCGGGCAGAAGGCGATGCAGGACGCGATTGCGTCGCTGGCGGCGGTGCTGGCGGGTGCGCTGGCGCCACCCGCGAATCCCGTGGCTAAGGGGAGGGCTGCCTGATGGCGCTGAACGTTGCGAACGTTCCCGGCATTGCCGGGTTGCTGCGGGTGGTGGACGGCTATCTGGGTTCGGGTTCCGGGCAGGGCATCAACAGCTACGGGCAGGAACTGGAGAACAACGAGGGGCGCAAGCCGACCTATTCCGCCTATGTCAACGCGTTCACGCCGCAGGCGACGCCGCAGGACTTTCTGGTGCTGACGGGTTCGCCTTTGGTGGTGGCGCGGCTGCTGATGGTGGAAGTGTATTACGCGGCGACGGCGGCGGCGGCGTTCGAGATCGGGGCGTATTACTGTTCGGCGCCGAACACCGGCGGCACGTCCACGGCCCTGACCGCGGTTTCGCATGACCCGATCGACCCGGCGGCGTCCTGTTCGGCGCTGGCCTATACGGCGGCGCCGACGGCGGGGACGCATACCGGGCTGATCCGGGCGGGGCGTGTGGTTGGCGGCACGGTGACGGGCGGCGGTTCGGGCATCCAGCCGCTGATCTGGACGTGGACCAGCGTCAACGACAAGGCGTACGTGCTGCGCAACGCCAACCAGCAGATCGCGCTGAACGGGTTCGGCGCGGCGCTGCCGGCGGGATCGGTGTTCGAGATCGGGATCACCTGGTCGGAAGAGTCGCTGACCGGGAACTAGGCGGCGTCCTGCTTTGCACGCGCGGGGCGGCGGGCCGGGATTTCTTTCGGCCGGCCGCTGTTTCCCCTTTGAGAAGGCCAATCACAGATGACGACGCCTTTGAGCGACCTGGGCAACCTGGCGCTTGCGACGACGCTGGTGAACAACACGGACGAACTGCTGGCGACGTTGTCGGCGCAAGGCGCGGGCACCACGGTCTATGGGCCGTTCTACAATCCGCGCGTGGCGCTGCGGCTGGCGATCAACATCGCGGCGATCGGCGGCGGATCCCTGACCGTGACGCTGCTGGGCTACGACAATTCGAGCGGTGCGACGTGGACGGTGATTGCCAGTGCGGCGTTGACGGTGACCGGTCTGACGCGGATCGAGGTCGGGCCGTATATCGCGGCGGCGGCGAACGCCATTGCGCAGGACTATGCGCCGGCGTTCTACCAGGTGCAGTGCGTGGTGGCGACGGGGCCGGTGACGGCGACGATCGGCGCGCATGGGATAGGCGCATGAGGACGGTTTTCAGGCGCGTGCTGCGGGTGCTTCGCGCGTGGCTGGATACGGTGCGGCGCGGGCCGGGTGCGGTGCTGGCTCTGGCGGCGTGTATCGGGCTGGGGGCGGGGCTGCCGCTGCTGGGGTTTCCCGGCCGGGCGCTGGCGCAGCCAACGAGTGCCGTGTGTGGCGGGGTGACGGTGCCGGCCTGGGTGACGGCCGGGCGGCCATCCTCGCCGAACGATCAGACGGCCGGGTTCAACCTGACGGCGGGATACTGCGAGATTTACCAGGCGGCGTCTTCGGCCTGGCAGCCGCTGGCGGGCGGCAGTGTCGCGGCGCCGGCCTATGTGATTGCCGGCGGGACCGCGCCGACGATCGCGGCGGGGACGGGGGCGGGGACCGGTCCGACGGTCAGCGTGCTTGGCACCGGGAACGCCCAGATCATTACCGTTGTCACGGGCACTTCACCGAGTGCGAGCGCGGTGATCGCGACTGTGACGCTGCCGTTTACGTGTCCTTTCAAGGCGGTCGTCTCGCTGTTTCCGGCGAACAGTGCCACGGCGGTCTCGACGCTGGTCAGTCCGATATACGTCGCACTGCTTGCCACCGGCTACACGCTGAACGCTGGCACGGTCGCGATGGGAGCATCGACCACGTTCAAGTGGACCGCGCACGTCGATTGTTATTAGCGCGGCTGGCACGTTCCGCTTCCTGACAACTGAGGACTGTTCATGACGGATGCGGTTTCGATCGCCAACCGGGCGCTGTCGGATGCGGGGACGCGGTCCTCGATCAGCAGTTTCGGCGAGGGCAGCAACGAGTCGAACGCGGTCGGGCTGATCTATATGCCGGTGCGCCAGCAGCTGCTGCGCGCGGCGCACTGGGGGTTTGCCGGTGCGACGGCGGGGCTGTCGCTGCTGAAGAGCGCGCCGGGGACGGCGGAGACGCCAGGCTATCCGGTGTCGGGGGTGTGGTCTGCGGCGTATCCGCCGCCGGGCTGGTCTTACGAGTATGCCTATCCGGCGGACTGTCTGGCGGCGCGCAAGCTGATCGGGAACTATGGCGGGGCCGCGGGTTCGGTGCCGATCTTTCCGGCGGGCGTCGGCGGGGTGGGCCTGAGCGGGTTTGCCGGGGGAGGGTTTGCCGGGGGCGGGTTTGCCGGGGGCGGGCAGCGGTTCAGCGTGGCGACGGACCTGGACGGCAACGGCAACCAGATTTCCGTGGTGCTGGCGAACGTCGATCAGGCTTTGCTGTCTTACACGCGAGACATCACGGTTGAGGCGCTGTGGGACTCGCTGTTTGCCGAGGCGATGGTCGCAGCGCTGGCGGGCAAGCTGTGTTTCGCGCTGTCGGGCGACAAGGGCCGGGCGAACGATCTGATGAAGATCGCCAACGAGCGGATCATGGAAGCGCGGGTGGCGGACGGCAACGAGGGCCTGACGGTGCTGGATCACACGCCGGACTGGATCACGCGGGGGCACGGGATGGTCTGGCCGGGCGGCGGGGAGTTCGTGCTGCCGTACGGGCCGCTGTTCGGGGGGTTCTAGCGGGGCTGGTTCGCGGAAGGGTTAGCCGGACCGGGCGATCTCGGGCGACTGAGCACGCGAAGGAGCGGGCGGCGGATGGCGGGCGTGGAAGCTGGCGAGGATTTCGAGCCAGGCGGCCACGTCTTCCGGTATCCGAACCTGGCCTCGCGCCCATTGGCGGACGGTGCCTTCCTGCTTTTGCAGGGTGCGGGCGAGGCCGCGCTGGGTCCATTCCAGCGCGTCAAGGCATTCGCGAAGGCGGGTCGGGGTCATCGCCAGAGGTGGGTGATAAGGGACACGACGACGGCGGAGACGACGCCGCTGGTGGTCGACGCCATGAGAAGCCACGGAGCGAGGTTGCGATCACGGCGCAGCTTGTCGTGCTCCGCGTCCAGTTTGCGCGCTTCCTGTGCGAGCTTCTGTTCCTCGGCCATCATCTTGCGCGCTTCCTGTGCGCGCTTCTGCTCGTCGGCCATGAGCTTGTGCTGTTCGGCGGTGAATTTGTGGCCTTCCTCGATCGCGCGGTCGATGCGGGCGATCTGTTCGCGAATGTTCAGCCGTTCCTGGTAGTCGGCGGGAATATCGGACATCGGGAAAAATCCTCGATTTGCCGGGCGTGATTGCCTCGGCCCGCTTCATATACGCAAATTGCGGATATAAATCAACCGCTGCTTTGAGGTTTCATGTCCGTCAATCTGATCCAGACCAGCTTTGCGGCGGGTGAGGTCTCGCCGTCGCTGTTCGCGCGGGTTGATCTTGCCAAGTACAAAGTCGGCGCGGCGGTGCTGCGGAATTTCTTCGTTGATTACCGGGGCGGCGCGCCAACCCGTCCGGGCACGCGCTATGTGGCGACGTCGGCGACGCCGGGGACCGGGCTGCCGCCGCGGCTGATCCCGTTCCAGTTCTCGACGCTGCAATCCTATGTGCTGGAATTTGGCCTGGGATACATCGCGTTCTACAAGAACGGGGCGCAGGTGCTGAATGTCAGCACCGCCTATACCATCGCCAGTTCTTACGCGCTGGCCGATCTGCCGCTGCTGAAATGGACGCAGTCGGCGGACGTGATGACACTGACGCACGCATCCTATGCGCCGCTGTCGCTGGACCGATACAGCGACACCAACTGGACGGCTGCGGCGATCAGCTACGCGGCGGTGCAGCAGCCGCCGACCGGCGGGACGGCGGTATCGACGCATGGCGGCGAGGCGCCGGCGACGGGCGATTCCACCACCACGACCTATACCTATGGGGTGAGCGCGGTCAGTGCGTCGGGCGAGGAGAGCGTCATTTCGGCGGCGTTTTCCAATCCCGGCGATTCGCGGATCATGTCCACCGACGGCAACGCCTATATCACGCTGAACTGGACGCCGCCGCCGGGCACCGCGCCGAACCTTTACAACATCTACCGGATGGAGGAGGTGCCGAGCGGCGCGGCGCCGGCGGGTTCGCTGTGGGGGCTGATCGGCAGCGCGACAGGGACGATGTATATCGATCGGGCCGGGACGCCGGACTTTTCCACCGCGCCGCCGAACCATCAGAACCCGTTTGCCAGCGGCAACAATCCGGGCTGCACCACGTATTACGGGCAGCGCCAATGGTTCGGCGCGACATCCGCCGATCCCGAAACGTTTTATGCGACCAAGACCGGCGCGTTCACCAACATGGACACGTCCAATCCGTCGCAGGCGACCGACGCGATCACCGACACGCTGGCAAGCACGCAGGTGAACGCGATCAAGGCGTTTGTGCCGATGCCGTCCGGGCTGATCGCGTTTTCGTCGAGCGGGGCGTGGCTGATCTCGGGCGGCGGGGTGAACCAGGGCGGCATTCCGACGGCGATCTCACCCGAGGCGATCGTGGCGCAGCCGCAGGCGTTCAACGGGGCCTCGGATTTGCCGCCGATCGTCGCCAACTACGACATCTTGTTCGGCAATCCGTTTGGTTACATCCGTGACCTTTCGTACAACTTCTACGTCAACATCTACACCGGCACCGACATGACGGTGCTGTCCAATCATCTGTTCAGCGGCCGGACGATCCGCGAATGGGCGTATGCGGAGGAGCCGTTCAAGGTCGTCTGGTGCGTGCGTGACGACGGCATTCTGCTGGCCTTCACCTACCTGAAGGAACAGGACGTGTATGCCTGGAGCCGGCATGACACCAACGGGCTGTTCCAGTCGGTTTGCGTGGTGAAGGAGACGGTGCCGACGACGTCGGGCGGCACGGTTTCGACTGCGGTGGTCTTTGCCACTTACTTCGTGGTGAAGCGTCTGCTGGGCGGGGTGTGGGTTTATACCATCGAGCGGATGGCGGACCGGTTCCTGATCGAGGGCAACCCGCCGCTGGGGATACCGGCGAACATCGAGAACGCCTGGTGCGTCGATTGCGGGCTGTCGTTGCCGCAGCCGCAACCGGCGGCGGGGCTCTACCCTGGGGCTGGCGCGCAAACGGTGGGTGCCAGCGTGACGTTCCGGGCCGATGCGGCGGTGTTCTCGGGGGCGAATGTTGGCTCGGTGATCCGCGCGTTTGCCGGCAAGGCGACGATCACTTCGTGCACTGACAGCCAGCATGTGGTGGCAACGATCGGGGCGGGATTTCCGGTGATGCCGAACGATCCGGCGTTGACGCCAGTGCCGGCGGCGCGCGGGTCGTGGACGATGACGCAGCCGGTGACGGTGGTTTCGGGGCTGTCCTATCTGAACGGGATGACGGTTTCGATCCTGGCGGACGGCAACGTGATGGCGCCTCAGGTGGTACAGAACGGGCAGGTGACGCTGCAGTTCGCGGCGTCTTCGGTCGTGGTGGGGCTGGGGTATCAGTGCCAGTTGCAGACGCTTTACCTCGATGCCGGCGACGGGCCGGGCGGCAGCATCCAGGGCAAGCGCAAGAAGGTTTCAGCGGTAACGGTGCGGGTGCGGGACACGCGCGGGCTGAAGGCGGGGCGGACGGCGGCGACGGTGGTTCCGGTGAAGGAATGGAACGCCCGCATACCGCTGGGCGGGGCGCTGCCGCTGGTGACCGGGGATCAGCGCATCGTGCTGGACCCGTTGTACGACACCGGCGGGCAGATGTGGCTGCAAGTCGATGATCCGGTGCCGGCGACGGTGCTGGGAGTGATTCCGGAAATTTCAGTCGGAGATACTTGATGGTCAGGAAGATTTATGCGGGCCTGCCGGTGGCGGGCTACCAGCCCCAGCCGTACGCGAAGGTTGCTCTGGTGAACCGGCTGAAGGCGCATGAGGAGCGTGTGTTGCGGGTGCTGGACGGGCTGGAGGGGGATCCGGAGATCGACGGGCGCTGGCTGCACGCGGGGCGGACGATGATCGAGCACGGGTTCATGGCGGTCAACCGGGCGGTGTTCCGGCCGGCGCGGGTGGTGCTGGAGGAGGATGCCGATCCGGGCCGGGAGGCCTGATGCCGGCGAACTCTCCGGCGGAGTGGCTGGCGGCGTTTCCCGAGTGCGAGCGTGACGCGGCGCGGGAGACCTATGGCCGGATGGTGCGGGACGGCATCCGGATCGTGCCGGCGACGGCCGCGCATGTGGACGCCATGGTCGGGCATCTGCGGGACGGCGACGTGGCGGAACTGGCGGCGATCGGGCTGACCGACCGGGCGGCGCTGGAATACGGCCTGGCGCACTCGATCGAGGCGTGGACGGCGGTGAGTGCCGGGGTGGCGATGGCGATGTACGGCGTCGGGGCCGACGGCGTGCTGGCCGATGAGGGGCATCCGTGGCTGCTGACGACGTGCTGGACGGTGCCGCACTGGATCGTTTTCGCGCGCTGTCTGCGGGAGGCGACGGAGCGCTACAAGCAGATGTTTGCGCGGCTGTCGGGTCTGACGGACGCGCGCTATGCGCCGGCGATCCGGCTGCTGACCTGGCTGGGGTTCGAGATCGGGGCGGGTGAGGCGGTGGTGCCGTTCACCTGGAGCCGTACCGGCTGATGGCGCCGTTCATCGTCTATGCGCTGCCGCGGTCACGCACGAAGTGGCTGTCGCGGTTCCTGACCTATGGCGGCTGGACGTGCTGGCACGACGTGGCGGTCGGCATGCGGAGCATGGCCGATGTTGATCGGTTCTTTGCCCGGCCGAACACGGGCACCGCGGAAACCGGCGCGGCGCCGGGCTGGATGCTGCTGGCGCAGCGGTTTCCCGACATGCGGGTCGTGGTGGTGCGGCGGCCGGTGGACGACGTGCTGGCGAGCCACGTCAAGGTTCTGGAGGGGTATGTGTTTGATGCGGACCGGTTGCGCCGGAACATGACGTATGAGGCGCGGATGCTGGACCGGATCGCGGAGCGGCCGGGCGTGCTGACGGTGGATTTTGCCGATCTGGACCGGGAGGCGGTGTGCCGGTCGGTGTTCGAGCACTGCCTGCCGTATGCGATGCCGGCCGGGCATTTCGAAGGCTTGCGGGACCGCAACATCCAGGTGGATTTCCCGTCGCTGGTGAATTACTGCCTGGCGCATCGCGGCGGCATCGAGGCGTTCAAGCGGGCGGCGAAGGCTGATCTGCGGGCCCTGGCGCGAAGCGGCCGGATCGGGCGGGCGGCCCGATGAGCGCCGTTGCGGCGGCCGGCATCGCGGCGGGGGCGGCCCTGCTGGGCGGCGGCGTCGGCGCCTATGGCGCGATGGAGAGCGGCCAGGCGTCGAGTGCCGCGGCGTCGTATCAGAGCCAGGTGGCGGCGAACAACGCGCAGATCGCCAGCCAGAACGCCCAGTATGCGACGGCGGCGGGCGAGGCGCAGGTCTCCGCGCAGCAGTTGAAGACGGCGGCGCAGATCGGCGCGATCCGGACGCAGCAGGCGGCGAGCGGGCTGGAGTTGGGTTCGGGATCGAACCTGGATGTGCAGTCGAGTGCCAAGGAGCTGGGCGAACTCGATGCGTTGACGATCCGCAACAGCGCGGCGCGGCAGGCGTACGGGTATCAGACGCAGTCGATGAGTTTCGCGGCCAGTTCGGCGTTGGACAAGGCGCAGTCGTCGCAGGACCTGACGGCGGGGATGTTCGGCGCGGGGTCCTCGATCCTGGGCGGGGTGAGCAGCGCCGGGGGGACTTACGGGAAGTTCCTGCAGACCAGCGGCGGGTCCGGGGGTGGTGGCGGCGGCTACATTGATAACGGGACGTGGAACTAACTGATGCCGCAGGTTCCCTATTCCCCGGTTCCGGGGGTGACGCCGTCTGCGTCGGTGCCGGGCGATTACTTCAGCCAGCAGGCGACGCCGGCGGATTTCGGGTCGCAGGTCGGGGCGGCGGTGCTGGGGCTGGGGCAGCAGGCCGAGAAGGCCGGCGAGGTGGCCGGCGAGATCGCGGTGCAGCAGCAGCAGCGGGCGAACAACATCGCGGTCGATAAGGCGTACAACGGGTTTCAGGATCAAACCAACGCGATGCTTGCGGGCGACCCGAACAAGCCAGGTGACCAGGGCTATTTCGGGCTGCGCGGACAGGCGGCGGTGGACGCGCGGGCGGGGCTGGTGCAGTCGCTGGAGGACAGCCGGCAAGCCATCAAGGACGGGCTGGGAAATCAGGCGCAGCAACTGGCGTTCGAGGAGCAAAGC